TTATATTATTCATATTTAATCCTTTGTTAAATTTATTATAGAACAATTCTTAATTTTCTTTCCATATTCTTAAACCTAATTCAGTCCATAATGCAAATCTCCATCCTTTAGCATTACAAAATTGTTTAGTAGCCCGCCATTTTGCTAAATTAACCGCCCAAGTACAACACTCATTTATATAAGTTTTTTCTTGTTTTTTACCTCGTATAGGTGTATGAGTCTGTGATTCCGGTTTAATTTCAACCAAATATCTAACCGTTGCACCTGATTTATCTTTTATAACAAAATCTAAATCCATATAATATCTTGCAATACGTTTTTTAACAGGATTAAAATATTTTATTACTACTGATTCAGAACCCCATTTTAAAATAGCTGGATTATTATCCATTGAGAAAAACGCCTTTCGTTCTAATGATGATCTACATATAATTGGGAATTTTCCTGAATATTTATCTACATTAGCAGCTTTATATTCCTTAGGTGTTGGCCCATATCTTTTTTTAGATTTTTTATTCGAATTTTTCATTAGAATTTTTCGATTGCTTTAAGTTCTTGTTTAATTTTATTTAATGCAATAACTTCTATTTTTTTAACTTTCAAATGTATACCTAATTCTTTAGATATTTGATTATACTTATGATTATTATACCATTTTCTAGTAATAATTTCTCGTTCATTATCAGACAAATCAGCAATTAATCTAATCATAATTTTAGATAAATCATTAGATGAAGTTTGATGAAATGGATTTTTTTGTTCTTCATCTGCAATAATATCATGTAAATTTGTAGATTCATCGTCAGTATTAACATGATTAAAACTAGTAATAGATTTAATACCTAATTTCCATACATTATATATAGTAGATTTAGGAAATCGCTTTCCGGAATTAGTTACGCATTGTTCAGCAATTTCGTCAACTGTAGGTTCTCTATTATGTGTATTTTTAAATTCATTAACAAAATTATTAATAACAAATGATTTCCAAATATACATTGAATTTCGCTGTATAGAATGAGTATTTTCATTAGCCATACCTTTTAATGTAACTCGGACATATTGAGAAATATACGACGATATTTTTGATTTTTTAGGGTCCCATCTATTTGCAGCTAAAGTAATACCCAAAAATGCAGCTTCAATAATCTCATCATTTGTAAGTCCTGGATATTTTTTTGACATTTTTTGTGCATGTGTATACGCAAACCGCAAATTATGTAAAATAATTTTTTCTACTGAAGCAGTTTCTAATTCTTTTTCTGTAAGTGGGCCGTATTTATTCATTAATGAATAGATAATATTCTTTTCCATATGGATTATTTCCTTATTTGTATAATCTAATTGATTATGTTGTATAATAGGGTATAATATATACAAATGTTTAAGTAATGTAAACAGAAAAAATCAATTATTTTTAATTAATCTGTTCTGATTGAACTTTAGTAATTTGTTCAATTATACTAGAAGTGTTGAATTTTAGTAAATTTGTAGTAGATGTATCTTTATCTAGGTTATTTAAATCACCTGGTGTATCTTGTTTATTTTGTTGTTTTATTTTTTCCCTAAATTCAATTTCTTTTAATTTAAGATTATGTTTATGTTCTTCTAATTCAAGGCGATTTTTATGATCTTGTAATTTATTCTGGACTGCAGCAATATTATTTATTGCTGAGCTTAATGCTGTTATTAATGCAGAAAAAGCATTGACCGATTCTGGGTCTGGCATATTATTACAATATAATTGCATTGTTTCTAAAACAGTTTCACCTCTAGAAAGAAAAGACTGAATAGAGTTACTAATTGATAATGCATCATAATTATTAATGGCTAATTCGGAGGAAGATAAATCTACATTATTTAAGGATGATGTAATTTTTTTTGATTCAGATAAAAACCCACCTAAATCATTCTCTAAAAATTTATCTAATGTATCAGAATTTATATTAATTGGTTCTTTCATAATTACAGTGTTATAGCGTTACAGCGTTATAGTTTTATCAGAAACCTTCCTAATATTAGGAATTAACAAATTTGACATTTCCATTTTAGTAAGAACTTTAAGCATATCTTTTAATACTATTTTAGTTTCTGGTGCTTTAGAGTTTATTAAAATAGTATTTAATAATTTTCGTAAATTATAAATAGATACTTCAGATTCCAATAAAATAGATTCTTGTAAAATATTAGAAAATTTATTGTATAAATTTAAAAATTCTTCGTTTAATTCTTTATGTTTAATTTCTTCTTTTTTAGTCATCTAATTTCTCCACGCGCTTAAATTCATAATCCATATATTGTAAACTAAAACCATGATCTATACCAACTCCACCACTTGAATCATAACTCATGTCTAATTCGCCAAATTCCTTTAGCCAACAATTTTTAAAGGTCCATTTTAATTTTGGTTTTTTATACTCATTTAAAAGTACAATCTTAACATCAAACATTCCAGCTTTAGTATATTCACTAAAATCTGTGTATGTATTATGTTTATTATTTTGGGTTTTATCAAATAACCTAAATAAAAATTCATATTGTAGCCATTCAGAATCTGGCTTATATCTAAAAGTTATTATTTTATCAGTTTCAATTACACCAGATGGCATAGGAAATAATTCACCAAATCTTGCTTTATCTGTTCCTGCCATTATTAAACCAGCAAAATTAAATTGTGTTAAATTAAAGGTTATATCATGATTGTTATCAGGGTCAATTACTTTATATGGGATTATAGCAACCCATGCATTACTTGTTATTGTATTTAGATTTATAGCTTCACTCATATAGTTATTTATTTATTTAAAACTCTGAATAATTATTAAATTCGTCAACAGCATTCATAAACATCATATCATCATCTAATATATCTAATACTGGATCAGAAAAATTATCATTATCTAAATCAAAATTTTCTTCTACGGGTTTAGTTTCGGTTCTACCAGTTAGTGTATCGTAAATATTATCTATATTAGTAATTTCTTTAGCAATTAAATCTTCTAATTCATTTGAATCTATTGAAATTATTTTTGGTATTACCATACCAGTATTAGTTACTATTGTAGCTTTAATATCAAATATACTTTCACATATTGTTGGTTCAATTAAATATAAGGCCCATATTAATGCCATCATATAATCATCATGTTTTCCTATTACTGCTTCATAAACTGATCTAGTAGTATTAGACTTCTTTTCAAAATATTCAATTTCATATACAATATTTTTATCATTAAATTCAATCTCAAACATATCAGTATTATCGATAATATATTTTGCCCATATACATGCATCGGTTTTATTTTTATTATTTGAAAATATACCTGGCATTGTCTGTAATGAATTAGCAGATTTCCAACATAAAATATTTTCTACACTAAATACATTCCACATAGTATCTAATGTTGATTTACCAATTCCGTTTCGTTCACCAGCAATATAAGCATTATTATATTCTTTGCTTATTTTACTACAAACATATGCAAAATCTGTAGTGCTAATCATATTATTAGCAAATGTAGCTACTATACGCAATTTTGATGTATTACTTATATCTAATACTAATATTGTTGAATAATCTCCACCTACTCCTTCTGCTATATCAATACCCATTACATACGTTTTACCACGTTCAGGTTTATACCAAATTTTAGCTTCCCAACTTTTAATAGGGTATAATTCTCCCTCTTTCCATAATTTAGATTTATCATTATAAAATTCAATTGCTTTAGGATTTATTAAAGTTTGTGACGATCCTAAAAATTTATTTCCATATTCTTGATTAAATTTTCGTAAATCCCCATTAAATGATTCAATCATTTTTTGTTTCCATTCTTCATCTTTATCTGGGACATCCCACCAATCAATTCTAAATGCTTTATATCCATCTTCAGATAAATTTAACACCGCTTTATGATACGTATCACTATACCAATTACCTGTGCCATTAGGTGTTGATACAACAATAATTCTAGAATCTGGTCTAGACGATACAATTGGTAAAACAGATTGTACAAATTCATCCATGATATTATTCGGGACAAATGCTGCTTCATCAATTATAAGTATATCGCCGGATTTTCCTCTGGCACTAGAAGCAGATGTTGCAGATATTTCAATAGATGAATCATTTTCAAATTTAATTTTACTTTTATTATATTCTTTACAACCCATTTTTAACCAACTAGGTAATAACTCATACGCTAATTGTATTCTACTTAATAACTCTTTTGCTGTAGCAAATTTATTAGCACAAATTAATACACCCTTATCTGAATTAAATATTGTATAATGTAATGCAAATATAGTATAAATCGTTGATTTTCCTACCTGCCTCGAGGCGAGGGTCACTACATTACCTGGTTCAGCCATTAATTTAAGTAATTCTCGTTGCTTAGGATATAACTTAATTATTTGTTTTCCTGTAGCGCCAATAATAGTAAAATAGTTTTCAGCAAAATATACAATATCATTTTTACATTTTACTAATTCTTCTACTAATACTTTATAATCATCTGAATTTATGTATACAGACGAATCAGTATCTTTAATAGCAGAATTGCCTCTTAATGAATCAAAGTCATCATCAACTAATATCTTATTAATTTCAGATTGAGTTAATTTATTTGTGGTATTTGCAGTGTTTACTTTATTTGTTTTTTTATCCATGCAATTTCTCTATCGTTGTAATTATTTATATAATAAGTATAAATAACTATAAGATTATATTTGCTAAAGATTGCATTTATAAATTAACGGAGAAATAAAAATATGTCAATAAGAACAATTAATAGTCCAGGAGTAGAAATTAAAGAAAAAGATTTTTCACAAACTGGCTCAGCATTGCGTGGAGATACATTTGTTATAAATGGTTTTTTCGCAAAGGGTCCTAGTTTAGATCCAACTATAATTACAAGTAAATCTGAATTAGATTCTATATTTGGAAAACCTACTAATGAAGCAGAACGATATTCATACGCTGCAGCAATTGAAGCATTAAATAACGGCACAAGTTGTTTAATTTCAAAAATTCCTTA